AGCCGATGCAAGCCCCAAAGCCGTGCGATGTGCCAACGCCGCGCCTGCGCCGTAAGCGAAATCAGACGGTGACAGAGTTAAAGTGCCACCGTTGATCGTTGTTCCGCCAGCTCCTCCTACCGTGACAGTTCCAGATCCAGTTGCGGTCAGATTTGCCGCCGTTGTGACTGCGACGTTAAAGTTTGCCCCGCCTGTCTGGCTGTAACCTCCTGAGTGCGTAACAAGCCCCGAAAGGGTTAATCCCGCGATTGATGGCGTTGTTAACGATGGCGATGTAGCAAAAACCAATGCGCCTGTTCCTGTTTCGTCTGTCACTGCTGCGGCAAGATTCGCGCTGTTTGGCGTTTCCAGAAATGTCGCTACGTTTGTGCCGAGCGTCGGAAGCTGTGACGTCAGAGCCAACGTGCCGCTTGCGTTCGGGAATGCTATCATTCTCGCATCGGTAGCCGCTTGACCGCTGAGTATTACTACGCCGCCTGAATTTGTGCTTGCTAAAGAGATCGAACCGCTTGGATATACCTGCAAGCTTGCAACAGCAAGGCTCGCCGTGCCGTCACTCGTCGTTGCGCTTGTGACAGCATTAACCGCTGCTGCAATTGAGCCAAAAAGAATCGAGTGGTTGTTTGTAAATGCTGCCCCTGCCGATGATACCAAAGTCACAGGAAAAGTGTAATAAGCCGTCGATGTGTTGGCACCCGTTACCGTTGGCGTGCCGGTGATTTCCCAAACTTGATTTTGCGAGCTGTCATCTCGGTTTTGGATGAAGATTTTTTGACCTTCCAAGAAGAATGATAGAAAAAGTTCAATGTCAGATCCTTCATCGTCGAGGTGCGAAACGAGAATTTCCGTTGCGCTAGTTTGCGTAGCGTTGTTCCAGAGCAAATGCCCGTTGGTAGGATAACCGCTGGTCGCATTGGTTTTTGCTCTGTATCGCCATGCGGTTGATGATCCTCCGCTAGCACCTGCTGCGCCTGTATCGCCTCGCGGGATCGTGAAGTTAAACACCGCCGCCGATGTCGTGCCGCTGTTTGTAACGCTTGCATTTGTCCCAGCCGCGCCCGTGGTAGTCGTTCCGACCGCAACTGTTGCCGATGTTCCTGCCGCGCCTCTGGCTCCAGTTGGCTCAACGGTGATAACCCGGACGGGGCATTCTCTTTCGATGTGAATGTGAATTGTATCGCTCATTATGCTTCTCTGGTTACTGTTGTTGCAACTGTGACATTGCCGCCGATCCATCTAAAAACTTGCCCGTCTCCGTCCTCCATGCGTAAATCCCATGAGTATGAGCCAGCCGCAATTGCAAGCGTTTCTGCTGCCGATAGCGTCAGCGAAATTTCACCGATCGCAGCATTTGTGTCGATGATGACAAATTCACCAACGGCAGTTCCCGCGCTGTTTTTGATTTGCGCTCGCAATGCGTAATCGCTCAAATCAATCGGCACTTGCTTTTGGCAATCGCTATACATGACGATCCTTTGCGCAAAATCCGTATCGTTTTCAATGTATAAATCGAGTAGTGTCATGAGTTTAATCCTTGCTTAAAATTCGATGGTGTCAATTTATTACCCGCCGAAAACAGACTCCGCCACAACTCCGCCAGTAGTTGCATCAACGCTATTGTATGTTGCATTAACCAACGCCCCTTTTTCCCATGTGAGAACTAACGAATCTGATGCGTCACCCGTAAGGAACGATAAAACAAAATCAATACCATCAGGTGTTGCCCCCTCCGATTTAACCTGTGTTACAAGTCCATCAACGACTACCATGTAGGGATTCTCGCCGACTACATCGTTGCCTTTAATTAGTATTGTGGAAGAATCTTCTTCAGCCTCAACCATGATTTGCGCTTGCGTTTCACGCTGTGAAATAGTCCTGAAGTCAACTGTGTTTCCTGCACCGCTCTCGCCGTATGGCTTAATGATTGCCGCGCCATCACCCGATAGTTGCATAAGTGAACGAAATCCAACAGTATCGCCAGAGTCATCATAATCGTTTCCAATTGCGTAGTTAGTGCCTCCTTCCCCGTCCAAGTTTTTCATGCCTACTCGCTCAGTGAAGTGATCTATGTTATCACCTGCTGAAAAGAGCTTAAACTTTGGCTTGTCGTCAACGATTTCAAACTTACAAATTTTATAGTTATGCTCGCCCTCATTTCCGCCATAATCGAAAACTTCGGGGCGCGAGTGTTCACCTGCTAAATCATCCTCTGCGACTTCAACTGTCGGCTCTTCAGTGACTACGCCCCGATTGTCGACTTGCAATTTCACATATAAACACTCTCCATCTGTAATTGCATGCCAAACTGGATCACCCGCGCCATCTATTATGCCTGTCGGTGTATGGTAAATGATAGCAAACTCACCGCCAATTTTTCGCTCGATCACGTAGCCGACAGTCAAGCTCACTTCAAACAATTCAGGATCGGCTTCTGTGCGTCGAAATGATGGCCAGAATGCACGATTTATATTTGTAAGCCGCTTTCCAGTTTTTACAATTGGAGTTCTGTCGCGCAATCTCTGCAAAGCTGAGCGTATTTGATTCGCCCATTTTGCTGTGATGTCATCTCCAGCTTTTACAATTTCAGGTAGTTGAATTGGCGATCCGCCGTTTCTTGTTTTCATATTTTTTAGTCGTAAAGAAATTCGTCATGTCCACCGTCCTCGGATAGAGTCCATTCAAGCGATGTTCGGTATAGTCTGCCAGACTGCGATTGTGATGCGCTTGTAAGCATCCAGTCACGTGTTCCAGTTGGCTCAGGTGGATTTCCGCGAGGCGTGCTTATTTTGCCTAGATTATTAAGCTGTTGACTTGTCAGTTTCTCGTTGCCCTCAGTTGTCTCGTTCCAAGTGTAAGCGGATCGCAAGTAAGTTGTTTGCCCTTGCTGTATCAGCTTTGCAAATGCTTTTGCATCATCTGCATCTAGCTGATCATCAGCGTTTCTGTAGTCAAAGTTAGGATCTAATACTTTCGATTCAGTGATGTCATATACGTAAAATTCTGCCAGCAACAATCCTAATGTCTTTTTGTCGCCATCGCCTAAATCTTTCCACTTTGGATGCTCTGAAAATGGCGCATCAACTAGCTGACCTGTTAAAACGTATGTTGGCTCTGCTGTTTGACTCAGATCGTCCTCTGTGCCGAATTGCGCACTACCGCCGCCTGTGGCAACTACATTGAAAGCAATCAAATCGCCTTCAACTCTTGAAAATGATACAGTATCAATTCGCAAGAAATCAGAAAATGGCGATGGCACCTGATCATCTAATTGAGAAAGCAAAGTGCCTTTTGTGAACTGATCTGAGATGTTATCGAAGTCCTGAACTTTTGCGTAAATTTCATGCCGTGCTTCCCATCCGCCATTCTCAGTTCGTGAGATAACAAGCCCCGGTTGCGGCTTTAATTCATTGGGTGAAAATCCTGTAATGCTTGCTGCCATGATATTTTAGTTTGCGAATTTTGCGCCTGATTTACGTTGTGCTTCTTGCATTTTCCATGCGTCATGAACTCCTTGGCGAACTGCTGGTGACATGCTGTGGTCAACTCCTTTTTTTACACCCTCTGCCACTTGCATGGAAATATCTATATTTTTTATAGAATCGTTTGCTCCGCTTGATTGCATCGCGCCTTGGAATTGCTCCTTAAAAGATGTGCCACTACTTGTAAAATCTCTAATTCCTGCGCCTACTTTTTCAGCAAGATCAGGTGATACTTTTGATAAAACGCTGTAATTCTCAGCAGAGTAAGCCAAACCTTTTCCAATCAAGGTTCCGAGGTTGTCGAGTCCGGCGATAATTGTAGCTTGCAATGATGCAATAAAAACATTTCCAATAGCTTCGCCAATCATGCTAAATTTCTCAGTATTCCCGCTTAGTGATTCAGTAATTGCAATTCCTAAAAATTCACCAGCTTGAGAAAAACGACTTTCAATCTGTGGTAAAAAATTATTGGTTGCGTCGAGCGCGTCTCTTAGTCCGCTGTTAAATCCAGTTCCGAAAGCTACTTTCAATTGCGTAATGTTGTCGCCAAGGTTTGAAAGTTTGCCCTCTGTGGTTGCCGCTAGTCTTGCCATCGCGCCATCAGTTGATGCGAATACTTCCCTTAGTTTAGCAAGTGCCTGTGCGCTCGTTAATGTCTGCGCATCACCCTTTTTCTGCGCTGCTGCTAAATCTTCAAATTGGCGTTTTACGGTTCCAGACATTAAGCCAAGCTCTTGTAATCTCGCAATGCTTTCCCCCGCGCTAGTGCCACTTGTGATCGCGTTAAACACCCTTCCTATATGTAAGCCAACCTCTGCAATCGGCTGACCAGATATAGCGGCAGCATCGCCGACCATGCGCAAGCCTTCACCAGTTGCGAGCAAGTCGCCGCCAAGCGTTTGTAATAGTTTTGATGTGCTGGCAAGCTCTGCAATCTCGAACGGTGTTGATGCTGCGAACTTGGTAATCTCCTCCATGCGCTTTCCTGCCGCATCTGCACCGCCTAGCAATGTTTCAAATTGCATTGTAAGCGATTCCACGTTGGATGCCGCCTTGCTGCTGGAAATGATAAATGCGCCAAGTCCTGCAGCTCCTGCCGCGCCTAGTGCAGCAAGTCCAGCAACGCTACCAGCGGCGATACTGCCGATGCTTTCAATACCGCCCTTGACGCTTTTCAGAGTCTTTTCCAAGTGCGATGCGTTTCCGCGTATATCTACTGTAAAAGCCATGTAATTCCTTCTTCTAGTTCGTCGGTGTCAATTTCAATTTGTGATTCCTGCAATCTATCGAAAAGCGATACGTCATGATCTTCGGTTTGTATTTGTTTGCGGTAGCACTTAACGCCTTTTCTGCAAAGGATCGCATGAAACAATTGCGCCTCTTTGTCGATTGGTAAGCCGTCGATTTGCTCATTTGTCCATCCGTATTCGCTTGCTAGTAAATCACGCATAAAAGCGTCATCATCTGGCGAGTCGCCGCGATCTACTGCTTTCCCGTGTCCTCCGTTACGACTTGTGCCGCCTCCCACCGGTTGACGACTCCCTGCACGTATTCCCCAATTTTGTCCTCGTCGGATTCTGATAGATCAATGCTGAATTCTGCCATTGTCTCGAAAAAACCATCATCGGAACGCATTGCAGTTTGCACTTGATCTTTGCTTCCCATCGCGAGCGCGGCGTAACCGTAGATCAAAATAAAACTACTGCTTTTGCCTCTGCTTTTTTCTTGAGTTAGAAACTCGCATAATCGCGCCCAGATGAATCGGTTCAATGGTCGCAATTCTTTTTCTTGTATTGTCGGAGTTGTATTCATTTTCTATATAGTAATTTCTCTAGTGTTAGAATCGTTTTCTGGTCGTCGTCTTTGCTAATGTATGCCGTTCGCCCTTTGTGCTGAACTGCCGTATGCGTGATGTTTTTGACCTCTGCCAATAACTGTTTCCAATTCAGTAATGCCGCTTTGATGTAACTAACGTCCGCATCTGGTAGCTTTAGATGAATCTCTTTGTCACACCAGCAATCAAGATCGACGGCTGCGGCGCGATTGAAATGCCACCATGTCGATCCGCTGTAATCGTTATATCCAAGGCAAATGTGCCCAAGTGCTACCATGCTCGCCGCTGCTGGTGTGCTAGCTGTTTTGATGGTGTCGAATGCATCGCACTTTCCTGCATACTTTTCCTCGCCTTTTGCGTGCCGAGACATGGCATACATGACTTGAAAAGCGTTCTTGATTTTAGCGAGCGTATGATTTGCGTTTTTAGCTAACCAATCATTATCAAACCATGCCTTTGTGACAATATCAGCAGTGTTTCCCGTAGGTGATGCGCCTGTAAATTGCCAGATGATTTTGTAACCTTTGATTCCGTCTCCAGTTACAACTTGCATCGGTGTTGAAGCAAGCGGAACGTCAATAGCAATGATCGTTGCAGCCAGCTTTGGATCGGAAATTTTTTGCGTAAGATGCGAGACACTATCGCCTCGCATCCCTGAGAATGGCTTATTCATTTAGTTTTGAAATATTAGGATGCTACGATTGTTGGCGAATAAGTAGCCGCAAGAGTGATACCGTGATAGTCGTCTGCGGCTTGCGATACGTCGATAGTATCGATGATCGTTATTCCTGCGCTCATACCGCCAATCAAGTGATTTGTCGGAGCTGTTTCGAGTGAAATGGTCGTTGAAATGGTTCCAGAAAATGCGCTTGCTGCTGGAATTTTGGCAGTCAAATTGATAACACAATCTTCATCGTAATCACTGCGACCAGTTTTGTCGCCAGTGATGTTCATCACGTTTTTTGTTTGGCATTTATATGCCCAAGTAACGCCTTCCAGAAGAAAGCCTGTTTGCTGCGCTGGGATGCCCCAAACTCCATTTGTTGCGCCTAGTAAAGTAGCCATACAAAATGCTTTCGGTGTCAAAATCAAATTGATTGAAAAACAATGTCGCAATCGAATGAGCATTCTAGCGAGTCTGATTCCCATTGCGGAATGCCTCCATTTGTCGCAAAGTAATCAACGAATATGTTACTCAATCCATGATTGATTGACGATCCAAAGTCATCTGTCAAAATTGCCTCCAGTTCGTTGGTGATTGCATTTATTTGTGATACTGTCAGAGTATCGCCACTGTGCGCCCTGAGCTTCACTTCAACTGTTCCCCTATACGCTTTAGGCAAAGCATTTGAAACTCGCTCTGTGTTCATTGTAACGCCAATAAATGGCAAATCAACTTCAGAGAATTGTTCTGCGTCCACAGTTGGAATTTCAATGATTTGACTATTAAGTAAATCAACGATTCTTTCTTTTATGTTTTGAGTGTTCATTGTAGCTTTTTGAGTCTAGCGCGAATCATTGTTATGCTGCGTTTGTATCCGTCTGCGATCGCGCTTGGAACCGTTCGCATGTTGTAATTGCCTTTGCTGTATGCGTAATCGACTTTGTTTGTAAGATATATCGTAGAGTTTAATCCTGATTTGCGCTCAAATCTCGATGAACCTTTGCTTGGTTTTACGTGCCGTCTAATCCATGGCGCAATACCTTTAATTTTGCGAACCAATCCGCGAGAAGTTTTAAGCAATGGCGAATCAATGTTTTCACCAGCTGCAATCCATCCAGCTTTAGCCATGCCAGCATTTGTTTTTTTCTTAACAATATACGGATCAATTTCGTCGCGTTTGAATGTTGGTCTTGCTGGCTGGAATTGCCTAGGCGGTCTCACGGTCACTGATCCTTTTTCGTTTCTGTATCTTTCGTGAACTTGTGCGATTTCTCCCTCAGTTCCTCTGAATGTTGCATATCTAGCCGCTTTGTTAATTTGCTTTTGTATGCTCAGCTCAAAAGAATCTCCTACTTTTTTAGTCAGTCCAAAAGGCTGAACTTTACGCGCAAGCTCTTTTGCTACTGATGTTCCGATGATAGCAACGGTTTCAGCAACGGCAACTTGTGACTTGTCGGCAAATACTTTCAAATCAGCTTCTAGCTTACGTCTTTGCGCCGGTGATATGCGAACTTGAATCATCGCTCGTTAGGGTCTGAAAGCGTGAAATGAATTGCAATCTTGCCAACGTCCACCATCGATACACGATATTCTACGCTATCAACGGTGCATCGTTTGTTGATCAGGGATTTTGGATTGCTTACGTCTTTCGGTTGCGCTGTTACTGCGCCTCTTACTTGTGGCTCAAGTCCGCCAAATTCGCCATCTACCGCTTTGCTTATTAGGTTGTCAACTACGCTGAATGTCTGACCGGCGCATATCATCGTGACGGTTCCCATCGTGGTATCACTTTCGGAATTGTGCGCTAGCATGAAATCATCAACCAAACTCATTATGTAATATCGTCGGTGTCAAAGTAAAAACCCCCACACCGTTTCCAGTGTGAGGGCTGACCATGATAAACTACAGACAGAAAATCAACCAAGAAGCAATGCGGCGTGTGCTGGTTTTGCAGCGACCCAGCCCCAAAGAGCGTGAATACGATACAACACCATTCCATCACCGGGATAGACGCGCAAGTCAAAGCTGATGCCAGTGCGAGGATCGGTGATGACTTCGTTGTCAATTGACAAATCACCCTGAGATGGGAACATTGGCAAGCGAGTAGCAAGCACAAGAGCATCGCTAGAGAATGCAAGGTTGCGTTGGCTCGTTGCGCTCACGGTAACAGTTGCGTTGTCGGCAACAGCTCCAACAAGACCAGGTGCGTTAATCGTAAAGACGTTAGAAGCAAGAGCAGTCGCAACAACATATTTATTGCCTCCAATGGTCACAATGTCACCAGCAAGGATCGTTCCAGATCCAGTGTCAACGGTGATAGAGGTAGCACCAGCGGAAAGCGCTCCGTTTACAAGGTAGCTTGCACCAGTTCCTGCGGTGGCTCCGTTGATTTGCGCCGATTCGCGAACGCTGAAACCTTGCAGATTGAGCAATTCTCCATCACGCAAAGTCATGGTGTTACCAGCTTCGTTAGCTTTGGTCAATTGACCGAGTGTGCGAAGTGCTGCACCTGCCGATGTGTCAATAACAAGAGAGCGGCTAGATGTTGGTGCGCCGTTGTCGTCGAGAATCTTGCGAACTTGTGCGGAGTCTCCTAAGTTAGAAGCAAATGGAGTTGTGGCGGCGGTTCCGTAAGCGCGAGAAGCACCTGCGGCGAGAGCATCGCAAACATCGTTTTCCATTTCATTAACCAGCACGCGGAATGCTTGCGCGATTTGTTGCTGCTCAAGAGTCAAGAAGCCAACACCCTGATCCATTGCGTATTGTTCTTCACCAGTCCAAGAGAAAGCGGCATACTTATTCTTCGAAAGAGTAAGCGAAGCATTCGCAATAGTTTGATCTACTGCGCTTGGAACTGCCATTGACGGCGTGTATGAACTGCTAGTATTAGTTGGAACTTGCGGGATGCGCAAAGTTTGACCAGATGCAATACGATCAGCGCGTGCATCACGGGTAACACCCGGCAATGCGCCTACAAGTTCGCGAGAAACTACGTCCAGTGCGGCGTAGACATTAGGGATTAGGTTGGTTAGTGTATTAGCCATAAATTAGTTTTCAGTTGTGGTTCCACCTTTAGCGCGGAACTCTTGTTTTTGTTGTGGAGTTAGTGTTTCAAGTTTTGCAATCGACATGACGAGCGGTAGCTCAGCAATTTCTTGCATGTTGTTGTCCTCTGTGTCGTCGGAAATATCCGAGTCGTCAGGTTGAATTTTCTTAGGTCGCCCCATAAAAGTTAGATGATGCGTCCGCCAGCTTTGGAGAATTCAGATTTTTCGCGAGCGGTGAGTTTTTTGAATTCTTCGCGAGTTTTGGTTTTGCTGTTTTCATGTTCATCGACACTAGCAGCGACTGGAGCGAGTCCAGCTTGTGCAGCAATCTCGATTGCGCGAGCGTTTGCGCTTTCGTTGGCAGAAACGACTTCAGATTCCAATTCAGTGATTTGTGCTTGAGCTGCAGCAAGATCGGCTTGCACTGTGTCGCGCTCGGCGATGATGCTTGCTACTTCGTTCTGCATTTCACTCAATTCAGCTTTTGCAATCGTCAATTCGCTGATTGCGTTTTCAAGATCACCAGTGCGCTCGGTGAGTGCCGAGGTAATTTCAGTGATTTGATTTTCGCTGTCTTTCAAGCTGGCTTCTAAGCCTTGCACCTTTTCAGTCAGGGCTGCGTCTGGTCGGAATTTGTCGAGAATGCTCATCGTGTTTGTTTTGGTGTCAAAAATAGAATCAGCAAAACCCATTTCAACAGCTTGCTTTGCGCTCATCCATGTTTCCTTTTTCATGAGTTCGCGCATTTCTTCTTTAGATTTTCCTGTTTTTTCTGCGTAAATTCCAGCGATGTCGTCGCTGAGTTCTTCGACAAGCTCTGAATAGCGTTTGATTTCTTCTGCATTGCCGTGGACTCCGCCCGAAACTTCATGGATCATGATTTTTCCGTTGTTTGCAATCTCAACTTTGTCGGCTCCCATAGCAATGACGCTTCCCATGCTTGCTGCCAGTGTGTTGATTCTGGCAGTTACCTCAACGCCGCGCTTGCGTAGCTTTTTAAGCTCATTGTAGATGCGGTTTCCTTCAAATACACTGCCGCCACCTGTGTGAATTTCAATCTCTAGCGTATCAACTGCGTTTTCTGCGCTTGCTGTAAATTCGCCAAACTTATAGTTTTCATTTACTGCTTTCATGCCGTAAACTTGCGCAATGTCGTCAATTACTTGATCAACGCTAAATTTATCAACGTGATCGTTTAGTTTTACCTTTGCCGCTTTGTTCTCAATTGTAATCATAGAGTTTTTTGTTTTAAGTTGTTTGCTTTTTTCATTTGCCCAAGTTCTGCCAGCATCGCCTCCCCATAAAGCCCATGCAATTCTTCCTGCTGATGGGTAGCCTTTTTCACCTTGCCTAAATCCTTCCGCTTTCTTGTCAACTTCATGTCTTGCAAAGTAACTAACCATTCGACCAATTGTCTCAGGTGATAGATTTACACGATTGCTAATATCACGCGCCCTAGCAACTCCAACCGCAGTTCCTCCACGATTGAATTCTGCACGCCAAGCCAATCCCTGACGCGCTTCGTTTGCCATTTCTGCCGTTGGCTTCATTATTCTTCGACTGCTACAGTTATGATTGATACCGATGCTGTGTTAGCTTTAGCATAAAGCGTAGCAGATGATGGAGTAAATAAGCAAGCTTTCCCTGCTGCGATCTTTAGCTTGAAAACAGTCAATCCTGAATCGCCGCCTAGTTCAACAAAGTTTGTTGCGTCAAGATTGCGAATCATCACTAGTTGCGGTGCGCCAGTAATATCAGCAAATGACACAAGCTCAGCAGTCGTCCCGATATTTTGCGTTGATTGCATCATGTCACCTCCAGTCATGCTGGCGATCATATTTGCAGTCTGATTCACAGAAGCATTGCCTTTAGTAGCTCTAATTGAAGTTGAGAATGTTATTTCGTTAGCCATTGTTTTAAGTTGTTTGTGTTGGTGTTTCGTTAGGTGTCAGCATTGCCATTTCTCGATCTTCGATTGTAATGCCAATTCCTGATTCATTGATTGCTTTTTGTTTGAGCTTTTGCTGAACTAGATAGGAAATGCGCTCATCCAAATGATCCTCTGGTGATTTACCGAGAAATCCGAGAATGTCTTGCGGGTTTAAGAATCCACCCTTCCACATTTCAATCAGCTCTTTTGATACTCGCCCATCGTCAATTGTAATTTTTTTAGGGTATGTGAACTTCCATTTATACCAATCATCCGCCACCGGCAATCTTCCAAGATTGATAAACTTAGCAACAACGTATGAGACAATTCTACTTGCTGCGTATTCGATCAAATCTTGACGATCTTCAACTGCTCGTTGTGCGCGTCCAAGATCTGCTCGCTCTGCTGTTCCTTGTCCTGTTGCGTGCCATACCATTGAGTATGGCCAGTTAATCCCAGCAAGTGCTTTGCGATAAATTCGATTCTGGAAAGATTCCCACATATCGCCGGGTCGATCATTCTTGATCGTCTCTAATTTTCCGCCGCTTTTCGCTGCGAAATAGCGCACCGTGCCGCCTTGGTAGTTTTCGGAAATAATTCCCTTTTCAGTAGTGCAAGCATTTCCGGTCAAGATATTCTCGTTATCGTCGATGTCTGGCAATCCTGTTTCGTTATGCTCAATCAATGCAATACTAGAAAGCATTAGCTGTGCATATCGCTCCCATTCATGAGACTGCAAAGAGTCGCGTAAATCGTTCAATGCGTGCGTAAACGCTGGCAATCCTCGCCCCTGCTCTTGCCAAGACGGATCGAAGATGTGAATCATATTCTGCACTTCAATGTATTGAATCAAATCGCCCTTCTCATCGTTGAAGCAATAAGCCATTGGTGCGCCATTACTATAAATAATGCCATCGGTAAGCGTTTTTCCTTTGTATTTACCATTTGCAATCTTTCCGTCATTCATGCCGTTTGGATTGGCAATTCGATGACATGGGATTTGCTGAATTCTCGGATAGTCTGCATCTGTTTTTGTCAATAAAACAAACGCTTCACCGTCTCGATCAATGGCACAAGAAAGAGAATAAAGGTTAGTCTGAAACGTGTTTTGTCCTCCGCGCACATCACATATTTTATACCATTCGTCGTTTAGCAATTCCTCAGCTTCACGCTTAAATTCAACATCTTTCGACTTGCTTTGAGCTTGCCAACTGCGTCCGATTGCATACATGGCTTTTTGCTGAATTGCACCAAGCAAAATACCTTCATTCAAATACAATCGGCGAGAATATGAAACAAGCGTTTTCCTGTCACGCGATGGCACAAGCTCACCAATATCCTTCATTTGCACAGGTTGAAACGGTCTTGCCGCCGTGTGCGTTATTGCGCCTTGTGCCGCTTTATAGTTTTGTCCCCACTGGTCAACGATCATAAGAATGGCGTGTCTTGTTGCATGTTTCCGATTGACCGCGAGCTTGGTCTAATCCCTCTTTTGATATAACTGATTGCGGTGTTTAATACTACCAATCGAGTTGTTTCTGGCAACGAAACAAGAACGGAATACGAAACACCGTTCTTTTGAGAGTTTGTCAGCGTGTTACCGCCGCCTTTGGAAAGCATTCCAGTTAGCGCGGCAGTTCTTGCCGCAATAAGCGATCGCAACAAAGACGGATCGTCTTGAGCTGCGTCATAATACGCTTGAATCAATTGTTTTGCCGATACGTCCACGAATGGCGCATGGTGTCAAATCTCACTGAGATTCTTCTTCAGTTTCTGGATTTCCGATCAATCGCATCATTGATGCCAGAACGGTCTGCATGGCTTCGCAGTCGGTAGCATGGTTATCTTTGTGCTTCGGCTTCCATATTGCGCTCTTTCCTTCTCCACGGCGAACCTCTGCATCAATCTGCCGCAAATACTCTTGCCCCGCATCGTCTGGTATCTCCCATTCAACGCCTTGCTGGTTTCTCAATCTGAAAAGCAAATCCTTGTGCGCTAAGTTTGACCAATAGCAAACTCTTGTATCTTTTCCATTGGATGCTTTTACGTTTTGATATCGAGAATAACTGCGATAGATTGGCTTTCCTTTTTTCGTTGGATGCGGATAGCTTTCGCGCCGGTCGCCACGTAATGCGAGCCACCCGTATTGCGAGCATCTCTTGTAAACTTCATCCGTTTGGAACCCGCAGTCGATTTGAGTTTTTACATTTTCGACTTTGTATTTTTCCTGAATAACTTTGCATCGCTCCCATGTATCCACTTTTCCGAACCACAGCAAGCGCGATCTACCATCGCTTGCCCATGCGCGAATCACTGCCCAGAAGTGGTCAGCTTGTCGGTCAATTGTCATGAATCGATGGATCTCATCTTCCCATTTTTCACCGTTGTCATAATCGGCGATTGAATAACCAGCTCCAGTCAACTCTGCTCGATTGTCCTCTTGCTCATCACTCCAGAAATCCGCGAGACGTTTCTGCACAAATTGGCGCAAAAGATCTAAGTTTCCGCGCCTCACTTCGTCCATGGCGTTGCATCTTTCAATGACTAATCTCCACAGTGGCAATCTCCAATTGCAAAGCGCATTGTAATGGTAGCCTTTACTGTCTGGCATACCGTCGGTTGTTTGGATATACTTTGCACCTGTGGCTAGCTCTCGGCGAATCTGTGCTTTGTCTTGGATGATGTGTGAGCATTCAGCGTTGCAACACTTGATATGCGCCGTTTGCGCCATAGTGATGCGATCTTCAATGCTTTCGTCATACCATACATTTTCCCATTTCCAAGGTTGCCAAGTTTTACAATCGGGACATTCATAGGAAAACTCTCTTTGACTTGTGCTGCTCCATTTCTTATGCCAGTCGTCCCCAATGTATCCACCCTGAGACAAAAGGTAAAACTGTCGGTTCCAGCGATCGTGCAAACGTCCTTCTGCCTCGCGAATCATTCCTTGTTCCCATGTCCAAACCTCATCGCATAGCACTCTGCGCATGGATTTAGCTTGCAATCCCGATATGTTTGCGCCGGTTAAGAATAGAGGCATGTGAGGGAAAATGATTGCGTCCTTTCGCATCTTATGGCGATTCTTGCCAGTCGGTAAAAGAGATGCCGTGTCCTTGGTATTACGCAAAGTGTATTGCATCCGAGTCTCTGCCCAATCTTTGATGTCAGCGTCAGTTTGTCCTACGATCATTGTGCCGCCGCTATCCTCGGCAACGACGAAAGCTAGTGCCGCCTCGATCATGGTAGTCTTGCCAGTGCCAACTGGAGCAAGTAAGCAAACTTCCTTTGCGTCAATGTCAGCAAATGCATCAAGCGGCTCTCTAAGCCATGGTGCTGCGCTTGCTTCGTAGTTTGGCGAGAGTCCTTCATAAAGCCCCACCCGTCCCGTTGCCCATTCGCTAGGCGTTGTTCTTGCTGGTGGACGGCACGCGCTGCGGAATGCATCAAATAGAGTTTCGACTTTATTCATCTTGCCAAATTTCTGATTCAGTTTCGCTCAATTGCGTCAGTAGCTTTTCCGCTGATTCTCCGATGATCTTTGCCATTGTTGACGGTAATTGACCTTCTAGCGCGGGAGGCAAATCGGCTTGCATCCGCATGATCCCAGATCGTATGATGCTCCCAAGTTTCATGAATGCTTCTTTTACTTCAATCATTGAGATATAACTTGCGTTCAATACTTCCAACTTTTGAGCGGAAAGCAAGCCATCGATCTGTGTTTTGATTCTGCTCGCCTCGTTTCGGTCGATTGTCTTTAGCAATGCATCTTTCAGCCCTTGGATGTCTTGGCTTACTTGTGGCAATTCGCCGCCATACCATTCAGCGTTTAGTTGTCTTGGTAAAATGCCTTTTTTTCGGATGTGATCACGAATTGCGTCATCGTCGTAAATGTCGCATCCGTTCGACTGGTAATCCTTCAAAGTGCGAACGGCAATACCAGAACGCTGCGCCGTCTCTTCGATTTTGGCGTTGTCGTTGAACTTTTTCGAGTTCTTTCTGGTATGTATCCGAGGCATATAGCACGCTTAACGCAAAAAAGTTGTCATAAGCACAGGTTGCCATGAATCCACCACCGCGTGATTCTTTATTGTCAAAAGATTACTTACGGGGGGTATATTGCTAAGCATATCCTTACGATTAGCGATCATTGACGATATTGTTGTAAAGTTCGACGATTGGCTTTAACTGCTCTGCTACCGATGCTTTCTGCGTCTCGTCCCACTGGTCGGGCGGTGTCTGCTTTGTCATCTCTGAAAAGTAACCTGTCAGCTTGCCTGTCCACGCGATCCATTGTGGCATTGCATTTTTTAAATGCTTGTGATCCTGCCTTGCCTCATTGCCATCAGTCATGCCAAGCAATGCAAAGAACCGGTGATCAATCGAATTGTCGGGGCGATTGCGATACGTTGCCGCAATGCTAAGATACGCCGCGATTTGCTTTTGCTCAATTTTCGGGCAATTGTCACGCAACCAAGCGATGCGTTGACCTCGTGGGATTTGCTGGATATGTCCGCCAATCTCCACGCTTGCCATCATCGCTTGATTGACCGCATCCGTTGCGCCTTTGACTGAGTTTAGAACCACTTCATGTAGCTCCTTGATTCGTTCTGCTGTTGCTGTTGTGAGTTCTGTATTCATTTCGTTTTATTCCTTGATTTCCGCGCTGTCTCTTGCGCCTGTTCTGACTTCATGTAGGTGCTTGGCGGTATCTGTGCCGCCTTGCAAAACTCTGTTGCTGCGTTGCTTATTGTTGCTCTTGACACTCTCAATTGAGATGCAACTACCGACATGCTTTGACCTAGGCAGTAAGGGTGCCCGATTGCGAACATTACGCCCCAAGCCTTGATCTGTGATTCGCTTGTCCATGCAACTGCCAAGTGCATTACACGCATCATTGCCAATGCGCATTCTCGGTAAATGTGCGAGTGAGAATCAGCAATTTCGGCTGCCGTTTTCGATTGCCAATCAGCAAAAGCTTGTGCGTCTGCGCTATTCATATGCGGTAGTGTGTGTGTTTTTTCGAATTTGTCAATAACAAAAATAACCCTAAAAGAAAACGAAAAAGAAAAGCAAGCGTAGTGTCTTTTCAATTTTAATGATCGAAATGAAAAAACGTCAAGCCTAAATTTCAAATAGCAAAATATGCGGAGTCGTTAAAGAGTTCGCCCCCACTCCGCGCGCCTGAACATTGCGGGAGCGGAGGCATTAGTTCCCATCAGCCACTCGGCTGGGAGAGTTTTCGAGATGCCTGAACAGCATCATAAGCTTTGACCATGGCTCGCGCCTGTTCGATCTTACGGCAGTTGTTCCAGACTGCGTCGTGACCGGCAGAGAACACTAGCCCGATCCGAGCGTATGTCCATCCTCGATCCCGCATGATTGCCTGCACGACTGCGCGAGCGTCTGCTGCTGCCTGGACACGCGTCTTGCTAGTCACAAGTGCTGGGTCAACGTCCATTTCTGCCGCGACGATTTCGATGATTTCGGAGATTTTCATTGTTTTTGTTTATGTCGTCGTGCCATACCGTCCCACGACATTTCAAATGCTATTCCCCATGCTGCGTCATCATAAGCATACAATGCGCACCAAATGCTCTTGCGCTTGCGGAAAAGGTGCGAGACTCGCGCTTGCTTTTGTTTGTTAGTCATCGCCGCCTCCTTTCCATGCAAGCGCATCCTGCCATCCTTGGCGGTAGTCACCATTGCGATTCCAGCATAAGCCATTGCCGTTTATAATGTGCTTGTAATACGCGATCTTGCAAGCGTCATCGACCTTTTTGCTGGTGTCGGCAACATGCTCAGGATGCTGCGCCAGAACGTCCGCCAGTGGCTCGCCTTGTGGCTCAACCCACTCCAGCAAGCTCTCTTTCCAGTCGGCGGCGTAGGGCGGGTGGTTGATATTGACAGCGCCATCGTCGCCCTCTGCCCACAGCCATGTTTGGTAGAATTTTGACATGTCTGGCTTTAACACGAAATGCCATACTGTGCCGTTTTTATCCTGCGCGATATACTTTGGCTTCTCAATCCCCGCCGCTTTGCACGCTGCGAGCAGTGATTCCGATAGTTGTTGTTCTGGTGTGTTCATGGTTGTGAATTATGGGCATTCAGGTCGGGTGAATAAGCGTTCTCGTGAAATGCTTCCAGCGCGCCCCTGATAAGTTCGGCTTTCCGTTTGCAGGAAGTCAGACAAATCCGGTTTTGCCCGCGTCGGTCGCCAACTTCCCACTTCGTCCATTGCTGGTCGCAGTGGGGTTTCACCGGGTCGCCCGGTTGAGCAATGAAGAAACGAGAACAAGGCGTGAGAGGCAATGCCTCGGGGTTTGTTGGTGTGTTCATTTGTCGTCCTCCCATTTTCCGATTGTGCGGAGGAAAGCCTCGGCGCGTTGCGCTGCGGTTGCGTGCCATGATGCAATTGTGGTGATTGGGACGTTGGCTTTCTCCCAATCACGCTTCAGGACAGTCCATAGATGCATGTCATAATCGCTGGCTTGCTGACCGCGCAGCACCTTCTCCGCTTCATGCATCTCGTTGAGGTCGCTAAAATAGTTCGGAATCCTAGCATATTGGTTGCCGTTTACTTCATATAGCGTCCCAATTATTGATGCCCAGCTTTCGGATATATGGCAGTCTTTCCACCCGCAAAACTCTGCTAT